AGCGTATTGCTGGTGTAGACGAAGGTGCAGCAGGTTTTGCATCCCTCAAGTTCTACGGTGGCGGTATGTCTGCTGATGTGGTACTAGGTGGTGGTATTGGCGCACAAGAGAACGCATTGTATATGTACCTCTTGAACACCGATTACATCTTCTTCCGCCCACACAAAGAGCGTAATTTCGTTCCTATCGGTGGTGAGCGTCAGTCAATCAACCAAGATGCAATCGTGAAGCTGTATGGCTGGGCAGGTAACTTAACTTGCTCTAATGCTTCACTCCAAGGTATCTTGACAGGCACTTAATCAACTGACTAATTAAAGGAAAATTATCATGTCATATTCAACTCTCCCCATCGCTGGCGTAGATTTAGGTGAAAATGCTTACACTAACCTAAATTCCGCTGGCACAGCAATTCCAACTATTGGCCCACTTGGTCTGCAAACTTTTGGCGCAGATGGTTTCCGCTACGTGTTTGCACAAGCAGGTGCGGCTATTGGTGCATCGACAGCAACTTGCTCAGTAAATGCTTCAACCTTTGTAGCAACTGCTTCAGGTGGCACATACTTGTCAGGTGCTTCTATGGCATCAGGCGATTATGGCTGGTTTAGCAAGGCTAGTGTTTAATAGCAAAATGTAGTAAAAACAGGGGGTTACCTTAATTGGTAGCCCCTTTTTCCTTTTAACAACCTAATACCTTAGGAGAATTAAAAATGGCTTTACCTTCAGATACACAAGGAGCAGATGCTCGATTGCAAGTACGCTTTTACAAGAAATCCGTACAACAAGAGCAAGAATCTATAGACGCTGGCAGACCAATCTACAAAGACTTTGATTTTGTGCAAATCTGCGTTGCTGGCGATACCCTAACCGAAATCGACACTTATGCGCTACAAAACCATAAGACCCGTTTCCCTATTCAATGGGCTAACTACATGAATAGACAAGGAGCGCATGACGAGGAAGTGGTTGGAACGCCTATAACGGAATGGCCTTTAGTATCAAAAAGCCAAGCTGAAGAATTAAGGGCAATTAAGTTCCAAACGGTAGAATCTATTGCAACTGCTTCAGATCAACAGTTACAGCGCATGGGAATGATTGCAGGAATGTCACCCTATGCGTTTCGTGACAAGGCAAAGGCATTTCTAAATCTAGCAACAAGTTCAGCAGAAACCGACAAGCGTGAGCATGAAATTAACGCTTTGAAAGAAGAACTTGCCAAAAAGGAACTAGAAACTGCTAAAATAAAAGCAGAAACAGATGCGAAGTTAGCCTTAATGCAAGAGCAAATGGCTACTATACTTGCTGCTGTTGGTGAAAAGAAACCCCGTAAACAGAAAACGGTAGCCACAGAGGAAGCCTAATATGTCATCAACAATGCTTGAACTTGTACAGCAAGTTACCGCTGAACTTAATTTAGCCGTACCTACTTATGTAGCAGGAAACACAAACCAAGATGTGCAACAAGTCTTGGCTTTGATGAACCGTGCTGGGTACGACTTGATTAAGGAACACAATTGGCAAGCGTTGGAACTGGAATACAGGTTTTACACTACAGCAATAACCACGACCTGTGACACAATTAACAACACTTATGACTTATTAAATGTTGGTAATGTCACAGGTTTGGATAACACTTATTCAATCGTTGGCACAGCAATTCCCCAAGATACTTATGTGGAATCTGTCGTAGGCTCAACGGTAACTGCAAGTCAATTAGCTTCTTCTACAAGCATTGGCGGTACTGTAACTTTTAGCAAGACCAAGTATCCGCTGCCGCCTGACTACGAAACAGTCACAGATAATACCCATTGGGATAAGACTAAACATTGGCAAATGCTTGGCCCAGTTGATGCACAGCAATGGCAATGGCTTAAATCAGGCTATATTTCAACAGGGCCTCGGGTTCGTTGGCGTATTCTTGGTAATGAATTTCAAATATGGCCGCCTTACAATACCCTTGAATATTTAGGTTTTGAGTACCGTTCTAAAGGATGGGCTAGAAGTGCTGCCAATGCTGTAAAAAACAGTTTTACCGTAGATACCGATACATCCGTACTAGACGATTCAATCATTGTATTGTTGACCAAACTCAAATATTTCCAAGTTAAGTCGTTTGACACTACTGCATTGCAACAAGATTACAACCGCTATTTAAGCGTTGCCAAGGCTAACGATAAAGGCTCTGCTACCCTGTCGTTTGCACCGCAACCAAGTGCTGTGCTTATTGGCTGGGCTAATATCCCTGATACTGGCTACGGCAGTTAATTATGGCAGTCGCTAAAGGTCGGACAGCCGTAACTGCATCGCTTGCTTCCCCTATTGGTGGGTGGAACGCACGGGATTCTTTGGCTGAAATGAACCCACTTGATGCGGTTCAGATGGTCAACTTCTTTCCTACGCCTACCGATGTAACGCTAAGAAAAGGTTATACCAAGACTTCAACTGGCATTACAGGTGCAGTTTTAGCCTTGATGAATTACAGCAGCCCATCGGTAAATAAGATGTTTGGCTCAAATACCACAACTATTTACGATGTAAGCACTTCTACGGCAACCGTAAGCCTTGCTGGTAATACCGATGGTAAGTGGATTCACACAATGCTTACTACGGCTGGTGGCTCGTTTATGCCCGCTGTAAACGGTGTAGACCCGATGGTCGTTTATGACGGTACGCTATGGCAAAGATCAGCTACTACAGGCACAGCACAGACAATTAGTACCATTACAAGGGGCGGCACGGGAAACCTGACAGCGACCCTTACAACGGCTGTAGCGCATGGTCTAGTAACTGGTAATACGGTTACGGTAGCTGGCGCAGTACCAGCCGAGTTCAACGGTACTTATCGGATAACCGTTACAAATGCAACGACTTTTACCTACACAATGGCTACCGCTCCAAGCGGAGATGCTTCTACCGTAGGCACTTATACCGTCAAATACTTTGTTACAGGGTTAAATTCCAACCAGTTTGCAAATATTAATTTGTTCAAAGAACGCTTGTATTTTGTGCAAAAAGACAGTCTTAGCTTTTGGTATTTACCCGTAGATTCAATCAATGGCGCAGTAACTGAATTTCCCCTTGGCGGTATCTTTAAAAAGGGTGGCTACCTGCAAGCAATGGGTACATGGACTATTGACGCTGGTTACGGGGTAGATGACTTAGCCGCTTTTGTTACGAGTAACGGTGAAGTTGCTATTTATAAAGGATCAGACCCTTCCAACCCTAATGATTGGGCATTAATTGGTATTTGGAACATTGGACAGACTTTTGCCCGTAAATGCTTGTTTAAATACGGTGGCGATTTGCTACTTTTGACGGAAGATGGTCTTGTACCCCTATCCGCAGGGTTGCAATCTACCCGTTTAGACCCCCGTGTCAACATTACGGACAAGATTTTCTTTGCTATTAGCCAAGCTGCCGACCAATATGCCAATAATTTTGGCTGGCAAATCAATTATTTTGCCAAAGTCAATATGCTGATTGTTAATATTCCCGTAACAGGGGGTTCAGAGCAGTATGTAATGCACAATATTACAAAATCATGGGCAAAATTTACCAATATTAAGGCAAATTGCTGGGAATTAAGTAGCGATAATATGTATTTTGGGGCAAATGGCTTTGTAGGCAAGTTTTACGACACTAATGCCGATGCAGGAACAAACATTACAGCTTTCGTTCAGCAAGCGTATTCCTATTTTGACAGTCGTGGACAGCAAAAACGCTTTACTTTGGTTCGCCCAATCCTTCAAACCGATAACGGCTTACCTAGCGTTCTATGCGGCATAAGTACCGACTTTGATACCGTAAATTTAACCAATCAAATATCGTTTAACCCTTTAATTTTAGACATTGGCGAATGGGATGTAGATAAATGGGATGATGCCAACTGGGGCGGTGGTTTGGTAACGACTAAGGTATGGCAGGGCGTGACTGGATTAGGTTATGCTGGTTCAGTTAGTTTAAATGTGGTATCTCAGAGCATTGAGTTTCATTGGGCTAGTACTGATTTTGTAATGGAGCGTGGGGGCGTACTTTAATTGCTATGTTTTGATAAAGACTTGTTAGGGCCATTTATCGCCCAAAAGTTAAACATGGTATGGACACCCGAAAATTCCAGCACAATTGGTTGGGTAACGGATCAAATAGAATCAGTAGTGTGGTATGAGGATTTTAATAAAAAATCGGTAACTTGCCATATTTACCTTGAAAAAGGATTAAATAAGCAATACTTATCTACCATTTTTGATTATCCTTTTGTACAATTGGGGGTAGATAAGATTGTTTGCCCCGTGGTTAGTAGTAACGACAAGTCAATAGAGTTTGTCAAGAAATTGGGGTTTGAGGAACAAGCACGATTACTTGATGTTTTTCCTACTGGAGATTTGTTGTTTTTTGTAATGTCAAAAGACAAATGTAGATTTTTAGGAGAAAGATATGGGAAAGTCGGCTTCTGCGCCACCAGCACCTGATTATATAGGTGCGGCAAGAGAAACCTCAACAGGTAACCTTGAAGCGGCTAGAGCCGCTGCTGCTGCCAATCGTGTAAATCAATTTACCCCTTATGGCTCATTGGTATATAGCCAACAAGGTACTTTTGATCCTAAAGCATACGAACAAGCGTATCAGTCTTATCAAAAAGCTCGCCAAGGCGGTGGATTGCCTGAAGGATATAGTCTAACTGACACTAATCCAATGCAACCTAGAACAACAGTCATGCCAAGAGAAGGGTTTCAATTTGCTTATGGGCCAAGTGGAGATCGAATTGAAGTACCTTTAAGCGGTGACCAATTAAAAGCCCCAAGAGTAGAAGATTTTTTAACTGCTCCAGCAAATGCCGACCAAGGTTGGACTGCTAGACAATTTTTATCACCTGAACAACAACAGCTTTTAGATTACCAAAATCAAACTAGCATAGGTTTAGGCAAACTTGCAGGTCAAGGTCTTGGTTATGTAGAAAAAATGCTACAAACCCCTTTTGATACAAGCAGACTACCGACCACAGGGTTTAATCCTAGCCAAAGTTACCAAGATGCGTATATGCAACGACTTGCCCCACAGTTACAACAAGGGCGTGAACAATTACAGCAAGACTTGGCGAACAGAGGTATTGACATTGGCTCTACAGCGTATGACCGAGCTATGCAATCCCAAGCCCAGCGTGAGAATGATTTACTGTTAGGTGCGACCACCCAAGGTTTTGGCGTTGGTCAACAAGCCCGTCAATCTGCCCTGCAAGAACAGGCTTATTTGCGTAACGAACCACTTAATACCCTGTCTGCGGTGCGTACTGGTTCACAGGTTCAAGGCCCATCATTTGTTAATTCTGCCCAACAAGCAACAACGGCTGGCCCTGATATTTTAGGGGCTACACAAATGGGTTACAACGCCCAGTTAGCCGCATCCAATGCTCAGAATGCCGCTAACAACGCAATGACCCAAGGTTTGTTTAGTCTTGGTGGTGCGGCACTAATGTCGGATATTCGTACAAAAGAAAATATTAAAGCAATTGGCTGGTTACCTAATGGTTTACCCGTATATACATACGAATACAAAGATGAATTTAAGGATCACCCATTAGCAGGTCATGGAACGCACACAGGCGTGATGGCGCAAGAAGTTGAGGTAATGTATCCAAATGCTGTAATAACCCTTGATAACGGCTATAAAGCCGTAGATTATGGAAAATTATGAATCCTTACATCCTAAGAACACTTTCCATGCAAGATTTAAGCGGGTTACAACCTGTATATCAAAATATTGGGCAACAGCAAGCTATGCAACAGGCGGCACTTGGACAACAGAATCAATTAGCAAACCAAGCAGGGCAAAGCCAAGGCGGTGGCGGTATGAATCCAATGGCTTTAGCACAAATGTTGCGTAACAAAGACCCACAAAGTTTAAGTAGCAAGATGGGTGTTTATGCTAAATCTATTCCAGCAATCATGCAATACGGTTCTGAGAATGTATACGGTGGATTTGGTCAGGGTCAAGTACCAACAATGACCACAGGAGAAAATTAACAATGGCTGACATTGGAACACTAAACCCCGAACAGATGTTGCAACAGCAACAGATTTTACGCCAGCAAAAAATGGCTGAAATGCTTATGCAACAAGGTATGCAACAACCTCAAAGTCAGATGGTTGGCGGGCGTTATGTAGCCCCATCTTTGACACAAAATTTAGCACAGTTAGCTAATGTTTACATGGGCCAAAGAGGTATTGAAAAAGCTAATCAAGCCCAAATAGATTTAGCAAAAGCTATTCGTCAAGGTGAAATTGAGTCACTTGCTGACTTTGAAAAAATTAGACGGGGTACGCCAGCGGTTGAGGGTGGTATTTATGGCCCTGACAATAAACTGACTATGCAAACCACGCCTGACATGATTGGGCCACAAGGTGAACTTACATCTCAATATAGAAAAGTAGCCCCTGTAGCGGGTGTAGCACCTAACCCACAAGCGGCATATGCAAATTTATATGCTAATCCTAAAGCAACACAGCGTCAGCGTGACCTAGCGTTTGCTAAGATGACTGCTGATCCTGAAAGCTATACATTAACTGAAGGTGGAGTTCGTGTTCAAGTACAACCTGACGGAACTCATAAGATCGTAGCTAGTGGCCCTGATAAATCAAGCCCTGAATATAAAAATTATTTAATAGCTGTAAATGATCCTGTTAATCCATTTAAAGGTGGATTTACAGATTATCAAACCATGCTAAAAAAGGCGGGCGCAACGAGCATCAATATGCCATCAGGCGAGGAAAGAAAAGCTGGTTTTATGTCTACTATATTGGACAGAAACTTGTTGCAAATGCAAACTGCTCTTGGCATTGACCCTACTGCGGTTAAACCAAATGTACCTGCAAGCATAGTAGAAGCTATTACTGGGCCTAATTTACTGTCACGCAACATGAAACCAGCACAAAGACAAATTGTTGAAGATTCTCAGTTAGATGTTTTAGATGCGGCTTTAACATTGCGTACAGGTGCGGCATATACACCTATTCAATTAAACGCTATGCGTGAAACCTATTTTCCTGTTTTAGGCGATAAACCTTCCGTTATTACAGCTAAAAAACAACGCTTAGAATCATTGTTAGAAGGTGCTTATATTAACGCTGGTCGTGCAGTTCCACCAAGAGTATCTGCACCATTAACGCCACCCCCACCTGCACCACCCCCAGCAGTAAAAAGTACACCTGCACCAGCGGGAGTGGATCAAAGAGTTTGGGATGTAATGACTGCTCAAGAAAAGGCGTTATTTAAATGACACTAGAACAACAACAAGCAATAGCTTTAGCTAACGCTCGTTTGCGTTTGCAAGAGCCACAACCAGCAGAATTGCCTGTTTCTCAGTCTGATTTTGCTGAAACTGGTGGCGGTGCTGCGGTTGGCAGACCTATGCGTGGTGTTCGTTTAAATGTGCAAGAAACCCCAAGACCTTTAGAATCGTTTGCCGCAGGTGTTACTAAGTCTGCTATTGACCCTTTATTAGGTGGGGCGCAAATGGTCACAGGTGGTCGTGGTGGCGTTAGTGAGGCTGTTAAGCGTTTATCCCAAGAAGCTGATGTGTATTCAGAAGCTAATCCAGCATCTTACGGCACAGGGCGTGTAGGTGGAGTTGTATTGCCAGCAGTCGGTATGAGCAGGGCAATAGGCATGATTCCTAGCTTTTCTAGAGTTAACCCATATGTATCAAGTGCGGCTATTGGTAGCGGTACTGGTGCGGTATCGGGTGCTTTACAGCCTGTAGAAACTGGCGAAACTGGCATGCCAATGTACGAAGAAATGGGCAGAAACGCCCGTACTGGTGCATTAATTGGTGCGCCTGTTGGTGCTGTTGCTCCTGTTATTGGTCAATTAGTTGACAAAGGTGTTAGGGCTGGAAAAGCAATTGTTGAACCATTCTTAGAGTCAGGCCAAGAAAAAATAATGGGTCGATTTTTGCGTCAAATGGCAGGTGGAGAAGAAGCTAAAGCCATGCGTAATTTACGCAATCCGCAACAATTAGTAGTTGGATCACAGCCCACTACTGCACAAGTAGCTGGAGTTCCAAGTTTAGCCGCTTTAGAGCGTACGCTTATGGCTACAGACCAAACTGCTGGCAATTTGATGGCTCAAAGACAAGCACAAAATGCTCAAGCACAAGCAGCCGCATTGCGTAATATTGCACCTGCATCAAGAATTTCAAAATACTCTAATTTTAGAGAAGAAGTCGCTGATGATTTGTACAAAGATGCTTTAAAACCATTAAATTTAGGCAAATTAGACGATGCAACAACTAAAGAAATTGCTAATTTAACAAAACGACCAGCCATTAAAGATGCAATGGAAGCGGCTAAAGTTAATGCAGCAAATAAAGGTATAGATATTGCTGATCCTGCTGGGTCTATGCGTGGTTTGCATGAAACCAAAATGGCTTTAGATAGACAAATTGCCGCAGTTAAAGGCAGGTTAGAGCGTGACCAAGCTGGTTCAACTAGCGCAGAATTAGATGCTTTAAAAACAGCTAAAACTGACCTTTTGAATTTTATGGAAAACAAAAATGTAAGTCCTATTTATAAAGCTGCTAGACAAAGTTTTGAGCGTCTATCTAAACCTATTGACCAACTCGAAAGCATTGCAAAGTTGGCAGATAAGTCTATTTCGCCTGAAACAGAAAAAATATATATTAGCCAGTTTTCAAAAGGTTTAAAAGATTTAAAACAATCAGGTGTGGTTTCTGATCGCCAAATTGCACGACTTGAAGCCATTGAAAAAGATTTAGCTAGAGGTAAGTTTGCTGCTACTGAAGGAAAAGGCGTTGGTTCTGACACAGTACAAAAACTAGCGTATAGCAACCTTATGAGCGAAGTTGGATTACCAATATCTGCAAGTAATAGACTTGGTAGATTTGTTTATGGCGATGTAAATGAACAACTTAGAACTAAATTAGCAGAATCTATGCTTGATCCAAAAGAAGCATTACGGTTAATGCGGGCTGGTGGTCAACCTAAAGTTAGTTCTGACCAAAAAACACGCAACGATTTAGCTAGACTTTTGACAATACAGGGCATACAAAATACTGTACAAGGAGCAACAAATGAGTAGAAACGGATCGGGAGTATATTCACTCCCAGCAGGTAACCCAGTAGTAACCCAAACTACAATTAGTTCTACATGGGCTAATACCACCATGAATGACTTGGCTTCTGCCATGACTGATTCAGTAGCGGCAGACGGTCAAACTCCAATGACGGGTGATCTTGACCTTAATACAAACAAAATCATTAATTTAGCCGACCCTACATTAGCGCAAGATGCAGTTACTATAAACTTTTTGCAAACTGGTACTTACACGGTAAACTGCGGAACTTTCTAATATGGATAACGGAATAGACTTGATCCGTTACGGTGCTTTGTGGCAGAAGGTAGAAAACTACGAGGCCAAGTTCGATGAAATGTCTAAAAAGATCGACAAGATGGAAACCAGCATTGATGAACTTGTTGCAATGGCTAATCGCTCTAGGGGCGGTCTTTGGGTCGGCTTGGGGGTTGTATCTGTTATTAGTTCACTTGTAGGGTTTGTTGCACATTGGTTTAGTAAGAGTTAATCAATGTGTCAGATGATCTCGGGTTGTCAGCAGGTGCAAAGGGCATTAGCGAGGGTATAAAGACTGGTCGTGAGGCTGGTCGTGAGATTGGCAAGAACATTGAAGAAGTACAGAAGGAAGCGGTAGATGTAGCAAAAGCGCAAACAAACGCAAGAATCCGTGAACGCAGGGAAGCAGAGTTTAAGAAGGAACGGGCAATATTTAAAGCCCTTGAGGAGTACCGACACCGTAAACAAATTACGGATGAGGAGTACAAACTAAGGGTAGAGTTTATAAAGAAGTTCGGTACTAAAGAGTGGGATAAGGTCATTCAGATAAAGACCGAAATTGAGAAGATAGAAAAGGCAGACAAAGATTATTTTGATGCCGAGTTATCAAAGGTTCGCTCGGTACAGTTTTGGTGCTTTTTGGCGGCAGGTTGGATTGCTTATTTTATTGTATGGGGTGGTAAAAAATAATGGCTGAAGAAAAACTGAATGCCAATGACACGCTATCTAAAGTACTGGCGTATGTAGACTCCCCATTTAAGCTGTTTGCAGTTATTTTAATGGCGGTATTGGCGTTTGGTGCTTACATTATTTATGACAATCAGGAACTAATTGTTGGCACTTATAAAGAAAGTCAGAAGCTACCCAGTATTGTTGAAGATAGAGTAGATGATGCTGCAGTTCACTTATTTAAAACGACTGATGCAACCGTTGTAGCAATATTTAAAGTAAACCCGTTGTTTGATACTAGAGTACAGTACCGAGCCTATACAAAGACTGGTCGGGATAAGACGAATGATGGGCTAGATGTAGGGTTGTTTACTTCTAATCAAGCAAATAACCAAGATGTAGTATCTTTAATGGCGGGTAATGTTCCTTGTGGAGAGTACAAGGCTGCGCAGTCAGAAATTGGGCTTTGGTATATTGAAAAAGGGATGACCTTTGGATGTAGAATTAGTGTACCGCCCGACCCCAGTAGGTTTATAGGGCAGATTACCGTTGGTTGGGATAAGCCCCCAGCCGATTTAGAGCAAACTAAAGCAATGCTGTTTATTGCTGCAACCATGTTATCAAGGAGCAAAAAATGATTCCGCTAATGGCACTAGTCGATGTTGGGATGAAAGTCCTAGACAAGTTTATTCCTGACCCTGAAGCCAAGGCAAAGGCTCAAAAAGAACTATTACAGATGCAACAAGAAGGCAGGTTAGCTGAATTAAACGCTGACATGAACGAACAGAACAATATATCTGACCGTTGGAAAGCTGACCTTGCTAGTGATTCTTGGCTATCTAAAAACATAAGACCAATGTCATTAGTGGCTATTTTTGCTGGTTACTTTCTTTTTGCCATGATGTCGGCTTTTGGCTACGATGCCAAAGAATCGTATGTAAACCTGCTTGGTCAATGGGGTATGTTAATAATGAGTGCGTATTTTGGTGGTCGTACCCTAGAAAAAATCATGGATATGAAAGCTAAAAAAGATGAATCTAAGTGAACACTTTACCCTAGACGAATTAACCCATACGGATCACCGCCAATTTGACAATACGCCAAACGCTACCGAGATGGCTAACCTTGTACGCCTAGCTGGGTTCTTAGAGGAAGTTAAGACCGTCTTAGGTGGCAAGCCCGTGATGATTAACTCAGCTTTTCGTTGCAAAGAAGTCAATGACGCTGTAGGATCAAAGGACACTAGCCAGCATCGTATTGGGTGTGCCGCAGACATAAGAGTACCAAGCATGACCCCCGATGAAGTCGTAAAGGCTGTGATCGCATCGGGGATAGGCTATGACCAAATTATTCGAGAATTTGACAGGTGGACACATATTAGTGTGCCTAGTGTTGCTGGCGATAATCCTCGCAGGCAATCATTAATTATTGATAAAACTGGTACAAGACCTTACTAGAACAGGTCGGTTAGGTCTACGACCTTCCACAAGTCCTTGGGTACATCGTAAAAATATTCATCTTTAGCGACTGCCCTGTTTGGTACTTCTATTAACGGGCAATCTTTGATCTTGTTGGCCCTAATCCAGTAAGCGTGGGTTAATGGTCGATTGACCACATACATCGTGGTTCTAGGGTGGTTAAACAGCTTATCCTTCCTGTGGGCTATGTGGATCGTATCAAACGGGCAAAACTCCCAATCCCTGACCTCTACCTCGGCATACCCTATATGCTCCCCTTTAAGGCTTAATACGAGGTCTACAGCGTATTTGTCGGGGTTCGGTAAGGCATCTATATACCAAAGGTTATTGAGCCACCTAGCCACGGCATCACGGGCAGGTGGGTCACAAGCATCGTGTAAGGCTTGGTCAAACTTCTTATATTGCATAGCCGTGCATTAGGTAGTTAGTACCAAAAAACAGTACGCAGAATACGACTGCCGCCAAACCACCAAGCAAGAACATACGGATAGACTCTATACGCTCCTTCTTCTTCTCTGCGGCTCTTAGGGCGTTATACGCATCTAGGTCACCCCAACCCTTATCTAACATCCTTTGGCGGTCAGTAAACTTACGCTGGGCCTCATAAAATAACTCTGCATCTCGTTCGCTTTTTAACATGATGACTCCTAGTGAAATATCTTGTATCGGGGGTTACAGGTAACCTCGACAGGTACATCAGACATTACCCCGTTGATCCTGCGCTTGGCGGTGATGACTACGGGGCGTGTGCCAGCATCCTCACACTCTGTAATACCCAGTATGACTTGGGCACGGCTCATGTGAAACGCCTGTTTATCAGTTTCTAAGCTGACATTGGGTGGTTCAAACGAACTACAGGCGGTAAGACTTAGCGTACTTAGCAACAAAACATACTTCATAAAAACCTTTCTGCCCCCGAAGGGGCGTTGATTAACGGGCTGTAACTTTGAGGGTAATAACTGCGGTGGTCTTGGTGTGTTTCTCGATTAACTCGGCAGGTACATTAGCTTCTGCGTACACAGCCTTGTTATCTACGGTCTTGCGCTGGGATAAGGTCACACACGCTTTGTAGAGGTTACCCTCGATGTGACCTTCTTCCTGCTTGAGTTCTGTTTTGAGTGCTTCTGCCTGTGCTTCTAGGTCAGCAATCTGTGCCAAGAGCATACCTAATTGGTCAACTTTGGTAATTTGTAGGTCTAAAACTTGCATTTGATTCTCCTTTTCTATCTCACTGCCCGATGCAGTAATGACAGTATAAGTTAAGTAATCTTAACAATGCAAGGTATTTTTATTAGGATAAACCCTATGTTTTGGAGAAAAACAACAGGGCAGTATTTAGCAGTTACTACGAATAGGGCAGAAAGCCGCAAAATTCCCTAATTACTGCATCCTACTGTGGCGGCTTAACGCCCTTAAATAAGTTGGGGTACTTGCCGCACCGTATCTGACTGGATGCCATAAGCTACCAATGTCTTGTGTCCGCTTTCCCCCGTTCCCGTGAAGGAACTTTGATTATAAGCCGTTCTTGATTTGGTAAACCCGTAACAAATGCTCAAAGCATTCCCAGCCCTTTTGAAGCCGATCCTGCTCAATTTCAATGAGTTTG